GGCGCATCAAAAGAGAGTGCTCAAACTGTTTTTATTTGTTATGAGTTTTTGGTTATTTTTATTTTGTTTAATTATTTATTGTAACTTTTCTGCTGGCTATAGTAATGGTATGAACGGCATTTTGGACATGCCGCCCGCGACGTCGAGCAGAGAACTGCCGATGTCCCAGCCCTTCTTGATCAACCCGCCTATTCTGGTGACGTTGTTTAGAGCGTCACCAACGCGGTCGAGCAAGTCCCTATGACGCGCATTACCCTTCTTCTGCAGCAACATACCAGGCTCTTGAATGCCTGCTTGTACGGCTCCAAATCCAACAGGATCGGAATGGGAAGGGGTGCGGCCTTGGGTAAGGTACTGGCCATTAAGTTCGTAATATAGGACAACCTCATATTCATAAGGCTGAGGCGTAGTGGTACCTGACACAACTCCAATGCAGATGGGTGCGGCATTGCTGCCGGAAACCACATCGTAGGTGAAGTCGGTGTCAATTTGTGGTAACCAAATTTCCTCAGCTGATCCATCTGCCGTTGCCTTGAACTGACGCCACTCGGGGGTCTGCGACATATAGTCGAGACTCCAGAGGGAGACGTCACTGTTGACCGGGTTCCGGTAGGTCCCGTAGAACCCACCAGAATTAAGCAAAGTGCCCCGGTAGAATACCTTAACACCCGCGCCGACAATCCTGTAGTGCACATTGTCCCCAGAAGACCATTCGACATTGTAGTTCTTGTTGTCAAGATTGTTGAATGATGTGAGGGCAGTGTTGAAAGCACCTACGGATGCGGCGGAGGTGGTGGTAATACAGACATGGTCAGTAGCAGGTCGGTACGGGCTCAATAAAATGAAGCCCACACCACTAGTACCAGTGGAAAAAGCGCCTCTGAGGCGATAAGAGCGTTTTGTGCTAGGCAATACAACTGCGTCTGGCACGCATGCCTCGGCGACCTCTCCATAGCTGCCTATGGGGTCACTGAGAACACGCATGTAGTCGCGAGTGCATTTCGGAACGAAAGTCGTGCCTTGTGCTAACGCTGACCGTTGTTTCCGGGCGGCCTTGGCTCCTGTGGGTCGGAGCTTCTTCTTCTTTGTTTTTCTAGCTGGCAACATGATGCAATTGCTGACACAAATGTGGACAAAAGGCTAAAGCAGATAGTAAGGATATCACGAAAAGTAGCCGTTGGTAATAATTGAAAAGTTGGAAGTAATTAAGTGGAAAGGAAACGAAATAAAATCTCTCAAGTGTTGAATTAATATTGTTTTAAGTAATAGCAAAATAGAATTTTCGAAAAGCCTGTTGGTCGCTTAAGCTTCTCGAAGGGGCACGATAGGAGCAAATGGCACTAAGAAGTCCATAGGACAGTGAACGGTGGCAAGCCACGCGTCCAACTCAACAATGTGTTCATGAGGTACGGATGCTTCCATCCACGGCTCACGTTTGTTGGTGTAATGTCCATACTGGGCATAGTAAGACGAATCTTTGTGCATTTTTACAGCTTCAAAAGAGACTCCGTCACATTGCTCACGCAACTCGAACCACTTGGTTACAATTGGCCCGACAAGTGGCGTCTCTTTATCGTTAAGGTAGGTACCGATGAACTTCCCGTCGATGTACGCGAGAAGGGGAATGCCGCCAATTGATGGCAACACGCCGTTGTATACTGGTTTTGAAGTGCAGACATGTAATTTCGAAAGACAGCGGTAAATGTCACAGTGGTTGTTGGGGTCTCCAAACCACACCGCCGGCCCATATATACGGGACAAGAAATTCACGCCCGCTTCTCCTCTACGGAATAGCTCGGCTTTCCCTGAAAACCCCCAAAAAGCACACGCCCACATAAAGGACTCAACAGGCACATCGCCTAACACGCCATCGTCGCCCATGACCACGCACTTCGTGAGCAAATGGATCATGGCTTCAGCAGCTGATAGGTAGACGCCGTTGTATTTCGTATGCCTAATGGCGGTATAGCAGATCAATAGGTTCCACAGACCACCAACGAAAGACGTCCAACTGTAGCCCGAGCCCAAGGCCCAAAACAAGTTGTAGACAATCCCCCAGATGGTCCGGCAGTAGTTGTTCTCTGCCGCGTTCAGCGCCTCCAAGAGTCCAAGGAGGGCGCCGAACATGTGGATCAACACGAACTTGACAGCATACCAAGCGGCCGTGTTTCCATGGCCGTCGAGCTTTTCGAAGTCGGTTGTAATTACAGTCTCTGAGGCACGACATACCTCGACCACCCTCTGCTCCAGCTCCCCCGGGGTTTTACCCGGGCCGTACGGCGGTAGCACCTTCATTGCTTCAGATGCAGCATAGCTGTACGGGTCAATCTTCTCCGATGTCGTAGCATCTGGCGGAGTGATTACACGTGGGGCGGAGACTTTTTGCTTTGGCTCAGCCTTCATGAAAGACTTTGCTAATTGTTTGACGGTCATTGTACGTACCGCCTCTGTCTTAGCGCGCTTAGCGTTGGTATCACGCGTAGCGGCAATATAGTCATAATCTTTCGGAACAACATTCGTAGGAATGAATTCCACAAATTCTCGAAGAATTTGTTTATGGAAGGGCCGTATTTCTACGACACCTGGCTGGAAGGCCAACACTCGCTCGTATATCATCCATGCATCGTTGTCCTTGCATGAATAAGGAGCGTAACAGTTCATGTCAAATGCGCTCATAAACGGGAAGACGACGACCCGATGATCATCGGGATCGACGGTGGGAACCTTCCTGTAATATTGGACTGGCGCATAAGGTAGAGTTATTGGCTGTCGCTCACTTCGACCGAACTCTGCAGTCAAGTAAGCCGCCACAAGCGAAACCTCTTTTTCCCCGAGGTCTAACCCTATAGCTTTCAATGTTGATAATACACTCCCATCCGAGGTGATATTCTTAGCTCTCAAGAATCTTGTCTTGATCGCATAGAAATGATCAGTTCGTAGGGAGACCGAGAACGTTTCACATGCCTTGGAAATGTTGACACAGTGCTCTTCCTTGCCTGCGCCAGCATCCCTGAAACCTCTCGTTAAGGCAAAATCACGCACCACCAAGGAATACCTTTCAAGCCATCGGCACGCAAGCGCATACCGAGGCCCGTAGGTGTAAACCTGTGGCAGTAGCAATACAACGAATCTATTGTTCTCTACTCGTTGCAGATATGGTTCAACGTATATGGTGCAGTACGGAAGATTGTAACCGCACACGTTGTATCGTGCCCGCACGCAGAAAGGGGTCTCATATTTCCACAGCGGATGAACATAGGGGTCATCACCCCCTATGGACTCACGATAATTGTTGTCATAGTCAAAGCACCAACTGTAATCAACGCCTTCACCACCGGCTGAGATGGGGATACGCGTATACAGGGCAACAGGACCTCGCATAAGCCACTTAGCAAGCTCATGATCAGACAGATAGTAATCCACATCAATAAAAATAGTAGCATTATCTCGTTCCAACTGATCAGGGTCTGAATCGAACTTGAGGTCCATAGCCCAATGCTTTGGTCTTGTAATCCGAACACCGGCTCTTCTAGAAGCATAACAGCCCCCCTCATCATGAAATTTGTAACCCACACGAAAAAGCAGGTCGATAACATACTCCCGAGC